AACAGGCTGAGTAAGAGCAATAATTCTAGCAGTATTCATATTATACGCCTCACTTCTTTGTTGCGTTAACTCTTCGTACACTATGGCTTATTCCACAGTATTGAGTGCACTTTGACATTTTATCTCTTAACACATCATTATTGTACCAAAACCTACGTAGATCACCTTTTTTAGATATCTTTTGTCCTGGGAATCCAGTTGAGAAACACAATCTAGCTACACCATCCATATCAACCATAATATTTCTTTCGAACGAATTACATATTAACTTTTCAGTACCTCTGCCTTGCCATCCCTTAATTGCATCACCGTTTTTATGAACACTGTCGTGATACATTCTAACAGTTTCTATCCACTCGGGATCCAAATTTAACTTATACTTTTTGCTGCATTGATTGAGAATTTCAAACAAACCTTCGTGGTCTTTAATAACATTCTTGGTGTAGAATTTATCGCCTCTATCTTGACCTTTTTCATCTTTCAAAGAACCAAACATTGGCTGTAGCCAGTTTAATTTAAGTTTATCGGCTTTTAGATCGTTAAGAACGAAATCATAGAACTTATCGAGATCGCGGTAGTTTTGTTCGCACATAATAGACATAGCGTATACTGGCGTTAATTTATTTAACTTTATACGGGCAGCAAGTAGTAATTTAATAGCATTAACTGCCATATCAAACGAACCAACAACGCCTCTTGTTGAGTCATGCACCTCAGGAATATAACTATTCAACGAAATTGTAATTTCTGTTGGACCTTCAAGGATTAATTTTTCAGCCATATCAGAGTCAGTAACCATCGTACCGTTCATAACTGAAAAGCATTTAAGACCAAGTTCTCTACACTTCTTTGTAATTGGCCAGTAACGCTCGGGATTCATTAGAGCTTCACCTCCACAAATTACGATAGTGCCTTTTGGATTCATTTCAGCAAAATCTTCAATAATTGAGTTTCTATGTTCAATAGAGATATGACTTGGAAGAGCAATCTCTTCACGAGTCCAATACATGCATGTCTTACACTTAAGATTGCACTGTAAGTTAGTATCGAGAAAAAGAAATTTAGGAGGCATATTCATGGGTGATACTCGTTTTTGTTAAGGCTAACTGTAATACGTCTAAAATTAATTCTGTCAATTTGATCTTCAATATCGTCAATAATAGTGTAACCTAAACTGTTTAAACCATTGACATCAAACAATTCAGGTTTTATTCTAAACTTTTTAAATATTTCTTTATTAATAGGTACTGCTGTTTGATCTCTTGGATGATCAAATGAATCAAATCTACATTTTTTACGAATACTTATATTAATTTTTTTTAATTCGCATCTGTATCGAAAATCATCATCTTCGGACCCCCAAAACCAGTAAGCATTACTATAACCATTTATCTTTTTAAAATCATATTTGTCTATTAAAACAACACCACCAAAATAACTAGGATATGGCATCGTGTAAGTAAATTGTTTAACCTTTGTTGCTAGTAAAGTAGCGCCAATATTATATGAGTAATCATACAAAGATTTATCTGGTATCATATCAACATCGTGAAAACAAAAGTAATCACAATCATCACAGTAAATAGTTCCTATATTTTTAAGTTGACCTCTATTAAAGAGCTCTTTTTCTTTTTGCTCAACAACAACAATTTTATGTTGTATATCTGGATAAGAAGTTAGTCTTTGATTTAACTGAGGTATCAATTCAGTTAAATGTTCTAATCTATCTCTGTAAGGAATTATGATTCCAAGTTTTTTATCGTTCATATTTCTGTTCAATTTCTTTAATCATAAGGTTAGACATATTATGTAGGGAGCAAATATACTCTGCCAACACAATGTCATCGAGCTCGCAAATAGTTTTATTATTACCGTCGTAGATATTAATGTTTTTACCATCATCCCAACGAATAAACCAACGTGTCGTTTGCATTTTGGTACGTTCTTTAAACATTTTCAAATGACGCAGGTTATAGAACAGGTTAGAATTAGCTTTTTCCATTATCATATCACTGGTCTCTCTATAATGATAACTAAGATCAGGAACAAGATCGAAACCAAAATCAGCATCGGGTTCGCGACTCTCGGCAAGAAACTTCTTTGATTTATACCCAACCATCACTTTTTCTCCATAATGACCTTGATTACATTTCCAAGACTAGTATGATCGTAATAACTATAGAGCGTCACACCCATACTATCGATAGCTTTATCGATACATTCATCAACAACCTGATTGATAACAGGAGTCAATGCTGTTCGAAGCTCTTGTCTAACATGATCTTGAAACAACTTGAAAAGCAGATCATCTTTCAATGGGTTACCTGTTTGACTATATGCCATTATTTTCAATTCCTGTTATTGTCTTGTTACAACGCTTATACCAATCATCACGCTGACACTGAGCCTTTTCATAACTCAATTCGATATAATCATTGGCGATGAAATGTACCATATCGCGATATTTTTCCAAGTCAGCAATTGTCTGTTTCATTTCCATGATACCACCAGGACCGGAAGTCAGCTGTTCAATACGTTCAGCTGAAACTCGAACAGTTTCAATCAAAATTCTATTTTCTGATTCTGAACTCATGTTTTGCTCCATTTCGTAAGAGCCAGCTTCGCCGCCAGATCTCTATATGTATTTGACTTGATTATAAACTGAATGAACTCAGAAGTCAAGCCCGCAAGCACCATATCGTTAATATCTTTATGCTCTAGATTCTCTGGCCAGATACAAACCGAGTATCCCTGCATGATAGCTTTGTCTAGCTTCTTAATCGTATCCTTACTTCTTGGCTCGTTATCGTAAACTACCACCATGGAAGATTTGGCTTGGCTGTCAAAAGAACCCACAGCAGAAACAAGATCACCACCAGCAGTAGCAATACTATTAGGGATAAACATAGAATCAATCGGACCCTCCAACACATATACAGTCTTATCAAAGTTAGCTGTATCTAATCCATAGACCTTCGGAACAGCATCGTTCAAAACGATCGTGATATATTTAACCTTAGACGGTCCAAGTGCCCTACCCTGATACGCATGCATATTCTTATCTTTATCAAAGAAAGGAATAAGAAGCCTCGTCTCGTCATGGATCAAAGATTCTGCTTCGAACTTGTTAGGAACCAAGTTGTTGGTAAACTGTTTGAAGTTAGGACAGCTGAACAGCTTCGCATGATAGGGATTAGGTATCTTTCTAGCATCAACGAACTTCTTCACCCTATGATCGGGCGATAGCTGACTGACCTTCTTCAGCCCCTTGAGAGGACCACTCTTAAGGAATACTGGCTTCTTCATCTTTTCAACGAAAGACTCATAGTCAAGCTGCTCAGGAGTTTTCCTATCCTGGAGCTTCTCGAGCTGCATCTCGTTATAGATGTTCTGATCTACGCTCTTGATAAAGTTGGGCACAGACATGGTCGCATTGCAGTTATGGCAATGAAACATCATGTTACCTTGCTTCTCAAAGATATAGGCTCGTGCCTTATGCGTATGTGTTTGGGAGTCTCCGCAGATAGGGCAGCGAAAGTTGTATAGGTTCGAACCCTTACGCTTGAACTTTTCAAGGCGTCCAGAGATCAATCCAATGTATTTGTGCTGAATCCAATCCATGCTTATTTCCTTGTTACAGTTATATTATACCCTGTAAACGGAAAAAGTCAAAGCTTTTTAATGGATTAATTTTAAGTAATTTGCGGCATTTGTGAGAAGCCAGGTAATAACCATACCGCCTCCGATTGCCATATACATATATCTTTCTAATTGATTTATTTTATTCAAAAGAAAATTATGTTGTTCTGTTGATTCTTTACGTAGTTTTGATATTTCTTCAAGAATGCCGTTGTCCTGGTCCCTCATAGTATTGTATACGTCATTGAATTTTTCATCCATAAGTTCGCGGCGTTTTTCGAATTTTAAATCTAACGAAGATGTTTCTTTTTCTTGCTGTGAAATTCTTAATTCATGAACAGCAATCATCTGTTTGAGTTCAGCAGAAATATTGGTGAGTTTTTCTATCGCAGCTTCGATACGATCATTAGACGGGGGCATTGCGACTCAAAATGTTTCTGAGTTTCTTTTTCTTTGTTCCTAGTAGTGGATCAAAGTTTGCTATGTCTTTTCCAGTATGAATAGCAGGTAAAGCAGAGGTAGTCATTCCTTCGCCCTCTTCGCTGATTGGTTTGGCTTTGAAAGTTTTAGGATATTTTGTATCGTAATCGCGCATTATTCTACCTGCGATCGCATTAGCGTTATCTTCCCTTGATTGATCGGAAGCTTTACTATTGCCCTGTCTAAAATGAGTAAGTTCATGGGCGAGTGTACGCATTACGTCGATTGGATGACGATTGGTTACTCTAACAACAACTTCTTTACCCTTGGAATGACCAAAGGCTTGTTTCTCATCTTCATCCGAACCAACAAAACGAATATGAGGCTGACCTCTGAGCTTCAAATGCTTTGTCGCGAAAGATACGAACTTTTGAACGTGTTGTAAAGATTTATCCATTACACTTTCCTTAACCTTGATACTATAATAGGATCAATCTCAATGAGATTAGTATCTATTATTTTCTCTTCACCAACGTTCATAATTTGTTCTGGTAATATATCTAATAAAATTAAAAAAGGCTTTATGTATCTCATCTGAGGTTGTAGTTTCAGATATAAGATTTTACATAAAGCCTCTGGGCCAAAACAGTTATTCAAAACAATAATATGATTTAATATAAGTCGTTCTTTTAAATCACCATTTTCAACATATCTGGTTATTAATTTTTTAATGTACTTTATTCTATTTAAATCTTCAATAAAGTCCTCTGTTGAGGCATATTGATAATTTTCGTAGTTATGGGCGCAATATAATAAAAAGTTTTTATCCGTCAAATATTCATTCATTATGATTCTTTATTTTTATGGACCCCAGGCACCGCCATCAATATTCCATGCACCATCAACAAACATTGTTAGTGATAAAGATCGACCCCAACCACCACCATTCCAAATCCAATAACTATTAGCTATTACTTGTCCAGAAGGAATGCGCATATTATCCATCCAAATTAAAATATTTTCTTCTGCATAATTACCAGTTTTTGTAGTAATATACATTAACTGGCCATTTGAACCATTAGGAAGATAATAGTTGTGAGCTTGATCTTCTGAATTTGTACCAAGTGCTTGTACTTGTTTGGTTAAAGACAAAGTAGTTGCAGTTGTTTTATAGTTAGTATTAGAAGATGTTGCGGAATTAACTGCAACGTTATTAATACTTAAATTTGTAGTTAAACTATTTGAAAGGTTTTCTGCTGTAATAGTTCTTGCAGATGGACTGCCCGAAGGGTCGCGAAGAATCACGACCCTATCGGTTTTGGCTAATGAAGTAGCTTGTGGTAATTCAGATAGCTTTTTGCTGTTATCTGACATCTATTAAGCAACCGGAGTAGCGGTGCCTACCCAGTCCCATACTTCCTGATAGTCTCTTCTGTTTAGGAAGTCAGCATAAGCTACAGCTTCCTTATCAGCAGCAGCCTGATCAGCAAACTCAGCTGGAGACTTGAATCTCTTTGCATCGGTGTTAGTTACGGTAGCGTTTTCTTTTTTTACTGAAGTAGCAGTGATAGTGAAATTTGGCATTTTACGTCCTTACAATCTTATGGGTTATAGTACACGATTTCTTTAGTAGCAGTATTATAATAAAGCTGTCTCATATCACCAGTAACTTCAGAAACGCTACGAACTGGATTCACATAGAATGAATTTGCTTGTACAGTATTTAATGTTTCACCAAGTGAATTAATAACGATTGTGCGAGGATGCTGATCAGTTTCACCAGCTCTGTTACCGATAGCAACTGACAGAGTGCCCTGATTGGTGCCACCAGCAAGCCAGCCAAATGCGATACCATAATTGTCTTGATTAGCATAGCCAGCTTTTCTACCGATTGCGATCGCATGGTCGCCCTGAATGTCGTTACCAGCTTGTGAACCAATTGCAATGGCATAATTATCTTGTAAATTATAACCAGCATTTTCACCAATCGAAACGCTATAGCTGCCCTGATGATCGCTACCAGCACCAACACCAATAGCAACTGCACGATTGCCCTGATATTCGTCAGCTGCGTAATGACCAATTGCTACTGACTGATTGCCTTGCGACTGATCGCCAGCGGATCTACCGATAGCAATAGAATCCCAACCCTGCAAATAGTAACCAGCATCTCTACCGATTGCGATGGCGTGATACTTCTGCTGGTCATAACCAGCCCAAAAACCAATTGCGATAACTTCTTCGCCGTCACCATTTGGATCGCGCCCATATTGTCCAGCTTGCCAACCAATAGCAATACCGTAGTCATCTTGACTATCTTGCCCAGCCTGATAACCGATAGCTATAGCGCCATAATTTTGACTTGTCTGACCAGCACCTGTTCCGATAGCAATAGTATTGCCAAATGTACCCTGACTGATAGTCAAGCCACCAGCATTACCATCGCCCACACGAAGAGTTAATTCTTCTGGATCATAAAAAAGTTCACCAACGTCGGCTTTATAGTCGCCAGCTGCTGTACCACCTAGTTTATCTACGAATACTTTATAAGTTACATTTGACATTTAAATTGCTCCTTTAAAAAATTAAGCGTCTGGAAGTACAAAATCGTCTGATGCATCTGCTGTGGTAGCTGCAGTACCATAAGCAGCACTCTGCTTGCCGAGCGAACCCATAGCAACAAGCACTTCATATTGAACACGACCAGCACGTCCACCAGTACCTTCTGTACGAAGAACCCAGCCAGCATGGGCAGCACCATCATTTTTCGCACCACCAACGGTTAAATTACCAGTTGCAGTATCGCCTCTAATTGTGTGAATTTCGCCACTAGAAGTAACACGAGTATCAGTGATGTTAACATTTGTACCATAAGGTGTTGTCGAGATAGCAATTGTAGTAGTGTTAGCAAATGAAACATAGTAGTATGAATTACCAGTCAAAGGTGCAATTGCTGTATTGTCAGTTGGTACTGAGTAATACAATCTATCACCAACTTGCCATTTTGAGTTAGCAGTTGATACTATAATGGTATCAGTTGTGTTTGAGAAACCAACAGAATTGGCAGTAATATTGATTGCTGCAGGTGCTGCAATTGAAGCTGTTGGTGGTGTAATATAACCTGAACCACGAGTTTGAATTTTAAGCGCAGTAACTCTGCCATTTACAACTTGTGCATTAGCAACGCCAGATGTACCGCCCTGTGTAACTGTAAGAGTTACCGCAGCGTTGGCAGCATACCCAGAACCACCTGTTACAACAACACCATCAAAAAGACCACCGGAATTTACGCCCATTTCTGTTGAATCGATACCAAACACACCTATAGCGACACCTGGAATGAAAGCCCCAACTGTGGTATTACCAAATAGATTCTTGTCTGTATTTGCACGAGTGCTATTTGTATTACCTTGGTGAGCATAATCACCACCACCTGCTTTTACAAGAGCATAAGTACCGATTGGTGCGCCATTCGATGTTTCTACAGTAGTACTAGTTGTAACGGTAACGGATTTATCGTTTCTACCCCATTGTGACATTAGTTTATCCTCCTAGGAAATTCTTTTCTTATATTTATATTAATTTAAATCTATCATATCTGATTGATATGCTGATCTCTTATGGTATCTTTTTTCTAAATCGTTATCGATAACGATATGATAGTGATCATTACTAGTTACCACTGGGGGTTCGCGAACGATAGTTGCTTCTTTAAAAGTAACAACTTCTACTGGTTTTTCAACAGGCTTTAGTGGGGACTTATTTTCCCCACCAACTATTATATTTTTAGCAATGATTGCCATTATTACTTCTTGCCACCAACTAGCTTGCTACCACCAAGAGATACCTTACCAGCACCACCCTTTAGGTTTGCTTTTTCTACTTTTGAAAGATCAGTTGTAACGCTCTGACTTGTTGGCGCAGATGTTCTTGAATCGCCGAAGTGCTTATCAAGGAAACCAGAATATTCCTTTTCCTTTGCAGCTGGCTTTTCAGTATTATGATACTTGTCATAGAAGCCATGAAGATCTGAACGATGTATTTTCTTAGTTACTGGGGCTTCTGGTGAAGATGCTGGGTGTGTAATAGTTTTGAAACCGTGTTCGTCTTCACGACCATGACGGATTTGATCTAGAACGTGAGGAACACCCTTTGGCTCTTCATCTGGCATTGAAGCGCCTTTTGCATCAGCACCACCCTTATGAGCCTTGCCCTTATACGAACCACGCTTCTGGCCAGCCTTAACACCACGAGCCATTTCATCAATATATTCGAACTCATCAGTAAGATCACGGTTAGGAACTGTATCGCCGATACCTCTTGAATTTGCTCCAGTAGTAGTGCGGAGTCTTCTCTGTTCTGACTTTTGATCAACAGGTCCGCCTTCTAGAACTGATGCAAAGTGTGCTAGTTCTGCTTCGGAAAAACCAGGATCAGTTTCTTCTTCCATTTCGCCATGCTTATCACGATCAGCACGATAGGCTTTAATCTTTTCAGACTTCTTTCCTGAACGGAGCTTTCTAAAATCATCACCATCAATCTTACCATTATTATTGGCATCAATATTCTTTTGCTTGCCCTTTAGCTCTTCTTCCATCTTGCCAGCCTTCTTGGCAGCAGCAATTCTAGAACCAAGGTATTCGTCTTTGCCAGACTCAACCTTACCGTCGCCATCATAGTCCTTCTTTGCCTTCTTTGATTCATTAATTTTCAAAAATGCATCAATAAGTGTTGATTCAGACATTTTTCTTTTCTTTGCAACAGAAACAGACTTTGAACTCTTACTATAGAACGATACAGGATCTGTTGAATTTACAGAAATAGAAGTATCAGCTGATGCATTTTTATCATCATCGTCATTATCTGGTTCTTTGTCTTTAGCTATTTCCGTTGTTTTTGGTGCAGAAGGAATTTTAAAATAGTCTTCTGGACCCTTTGAATGACCAAGAGCAACTCTCATTCTACGATCGATTTCATCCTCAGATGGCTTTTCAGCTGCGTTAGGGGAATCTTTTTTGAAATAGTCTTCTGGCTTCTTTTTATCTTTATCGATACCATATTTATCTAAAATATCTTTATCGATACCCTTTCCGATTGAAGAAGGTTCATCATCATTATCCAAAGCATCTTTATTTCTCTTATACTGTTCATCCCCAGCACCTCTATACTGATTATAAACGATAGCAGGGTCGTTTGCATCAGATTTCTTTCCACCTGATGTGCCGTATTCAGCGCCAGCAATAGTTCCGTCGCCAACACCGCCTTCGTATCTTGACTTCATTTTTTTGGCGGCTTCAAAAATATTACCAGCCTCAGTTTTTTGTAGTTTTAAAAATGCATTAATAAGAACTGACTCTGACATTTTTTTCTTTCCTTTTGATGGTCCTGATTCGGCGGTTTCATCATTGTCGATTTGAGATTGGTTTCTTCTATCTTCAACATTATTCGACTGTCTACCAGACATTGTTTTATCGCGATAAGAACCAGAGGAATTAGTTGGTGAATTACTTGCAGTTTGAGTTTTTGGTGTATCATCACCTTTAAATATATCGCTCATGTCCATATTGCCGCCTTTAGATGAGCCACCAGTTTTTTCTGGAGCTGAATTGGGGCGTGGAGTTTCAGATGGTCGCGATGGTTTTGATGAACCAGACGATTTGTTAAATATATCGGCGAAATCATTAGGAGCTTTTCCTCCCTTTGCTCTTGCAATTTCAGCTTCTGCTCTATGAAATGCACCTGTATCTTCATTATCAGAACCTACACCATGCTTCTTATAGATAGCTGCTGTATCAACTTCTGACGCTGCCTGTGATTTAGGAGCAGGAGCTTTTGGTGCAGTTTCAGATGGACGACGCTGTGGCTGAGGAGGTGCTGGACGAGGGCGTGGTAGAGGAACAGCACCACCCTGTGAAACGCCTCCAGGCTGTGTTGCTGGGGCATCATCAGTAGAAGCACTAGCAGTTGGACTCTGATTTTTATTCAAAGCAGCAATTACACCACCTGTACCAAGTGCAGCTCCTCCAATAGCAATAGTAGGAATTTTAGATTTATAATCAAAACCTATCTTACCGTTTGGTGCTGATGGAGCCGGAGCTTGAGGACCTGTAGAATTAAAATTACCAGTTGATGACGTAGTAGATGGAGCAGGTTTTACAGTTGGTTTTGGCGGAGTAACAACATCAATTGGATCTGATATAGATTTTGGTGGAGTTACGATTTTACCATTTTGCATTGGCTGACCAAAAATATCTGTTTGTGAAAATTTACCACTATCTACAGTTGGGTTAGAACCAGAAATACTATTAGATGGAGCAGTAGTTGGTTTAACTTTTGTAGTTTTTACAGATTTTGGCTTAATTAAATTTTCAGCTCCGCCAGCCTTTGCTTCTGCTTCTATTCCGGGTTGAGGTTCAGTTATTTTACCTGTTTTTGGATCAGCGCCAAATTTTGGCTTTGGGGGTGTAATTTTAGGAGTAGGAGTTCCCTCATAAAGAGATCTAGCATATGCTTCTCTTTGTTCATTTATTTTTCTCTGAACCGCTGCTAAAGCTTCCTGAATTGTTTGTTTCTTGTCAGACATTTCTATTTCCTTAAACTAGTTTTCATTATCGTATTTATGATTTAGCTTAGGTTCAAAATCTACTAATGGATTTGGACCGCCTTCTTTTTCTTCTTTTTTCTTTTTAATAACAGACTTAACAAGACCAGCCAGTTTCTTTTCTTCATCAATAATTTTAGACTTAATAGTAGCATTTCTAGCAAGAACTGACTTAGGATCTTTAACACCAGCCGAATCAGGTCGACCAACTAATTCTTTTGATGAATCTTTACGACGAGTATTGTCTGGCCCAAAATCTTCACTTATTCTTCTCTTATCGGCTCTATGAGTAACCCATGGGTTTGAATGATTTTTGTTCCAGTTATATTGTGCACCTAGCGAAGATAAGCCGCCGCCGAAAAAAGGAATAGGGATAGGTGGGATTTTCGTTTTTACTTTTGTTTCCGGAGCCTTTTCCGGTGTTTTTTCATTAGAAAGTTCAGGCTTAGGTTCTTCCGCTGGTTTTGGACCTGGACCAGGTTCTTCACTTGGTTTAGGTGAAGTTTTCTCATCAGGAGTTTCTGCTGGTTCCTTTGAAGGTTCCTTTGTTGGCTCTTTTGATGGTTCCTTAGAAGGTTCTTCGTTTGGAGTTTCTGCTGGTTCTTCAGATGGCGCTGGCTCTTCTTTTGGTTTTTTACCTGGCTTTTTAGTAGGTACCTGCTTAGGTAATGCAGGGTCTTGGCCTGGTTGCGGTGGCTGTGGCTGCTCTGGCACAACTTCTGGTTTAGGAGCTTCAGGTTTTACCTCTGGCGCAGGAGTTTTTGGTTTTGGAGCTGGAATTTTAGGTTTGTAAGGTATTTCAAATTCATTTAAAGCAGCGTTCCTCACTGCTAAAATAGTTTCTTTTAATGATTTTTTATTTTTAGTTGGACCTGATTCTTTTTCTGTTTTATCATCTTTTGAAACAATGCCAACAGGTGCACCAAATATATCACTTGATGATGGCTTATTAGAAGATGTAGGAACACTATTAGGTTTAGGTTCACTTTTATTGGGATTAAAAATATCGTCTACATTTACATTTGGTTTTGAATTATCTTCATCTTTATCCGGACTTTGTGGATCCACAACTCCCTTTACCATAGTTGGTATAGCAGATTTAAATGTACCTTTAACGGCAGGAATCGCATCTAAAGCTGAAGCAGTATATTGACCTTTTTCAGCATGCCCATAAGCATCAGACCCCATACGAATTGAACCAATTCCTGGGGTTATGATAGGGATTTTTTTAATTGTACCTAATCTCATTGCAGGATGAGCATAAGAAGCTATATCAGCAACAGTTGCAGCTCCTTTTAATCTAGCTTCTGTATTTTCTGGTGTTGCATTTGACAAACTTCTTCTAACTGAAGAAGGAACCATTTTTTGTTGAGCTGGTGTTAATTTAGAAAAGTTATCTTTTTTCTGTGCTAAGTTTTTACCGATTTCATCGGAAGACGGCATATTTTTATCTGTATTAAAAAAATCTCTAACCTTTTTAGTACCAGCACTTAATGTGCTTTTTACAGCATCTGGTATTACTTCAGCAACAGGGTCTGCTATTCTACTCAATCCACTATCTATTTTATTTCTAATAGGAGCAATATTTTCTTTACCCCATTCTTGTGCCGCACCCAACCCCTTATCAAATGCATTTTCAGTGGCTTTTGGGGCCACGACAGCTGAACCACCAATACCAGTTGCTGCACCAATACCTATAGATTTACCAGTTCCTATTTTAAGACGAGCAGCCTCAACAAGCTTACCATGCATAGTCATGCTTTTATCTTGCTTTGCTGCTCTTCTATTAGTTGAAGTTCTCATCGCAGCCTTAGTATGTCCAGGACCAATTTCAGGAGTTCCGCCCTGGAATTGATTACCTTTAAATTCAACACCAACAAGACTAATAGCTTCCATTAGCTCTTCTGTGTGCTCTTTTAGCTTCTTGGTGTCTCTTGAATCCATATAATCGGCAACGGTATCAAGATAGTCAGCGCCTTTGGTGATCTTTGACTGTACCCAAGCCTCTAGCTCGCCCTCACCATCCATATGAGCCATAAGACGCTTCGCCGCATCAATAGCAGTGCGAAGTTCATTACGAGCCATTTCAAACTCGAAGTCTTCATTTAATGGCTTTTTAGTATACTGTTGATCTCTAACAGCATTTCTAATAGCATGCTCGAGGCTTATGTACTTCTTTGTCATCTAATTAACCTTTAGTAATTGAACGTAACTGCCAACCATGTTTTTCGTGAGCATCGATACGGTCCTGTAGGAAGTTAGCAAGACCCATCTTTTTATTCTTTTCGGCAATAGCCTGAGTTTTAGTAAGCTGTTCGATAATAGTTGCATTATCATCAGTTAACTTCTTCATCATAGACATAGCAGCAGGAATATTAACTTCATCGCTGACTAATGATAGTTCCTTGTAACGTAGGAATGAAGCAGGTGCATATGCTCCTAGTGTACGAAGGTGTTCTGCAATAGGATCAACCGCACCAAATGCTTCTTCCCATAGACCCCCAAGAAAATCATGGTACTGTGGAAAGTTTGGACCTTCTACATTCCAATGGAAACCATGAGCCTTTAGATAAAAGGCGAAGGTTGTCGCAAGCGATACCTTCATTTCTTGAATAAGATCATCCATATTACTTTACTTTCTTCTTACGAACTTTTTTAACTGGTGCAACAACTACAGGAGCAACGATTGCAGCTGCAGCTTTCTTTGTTCTTTTCTTTACAACCTTAACAGGCTCTTCGACAACTGCTTTAGTTTCCGCCAAAACAACTTCTTGAACCTTATCGAGAAGCTCTGCACTCTCCTTCGGTACATCAATAATTGCAGTCTGTACAGTTTCCTCAACCTTAGCGATAACTTCTTCTACTACTTTTTCAACTTCAGCAACTATTTCTTTTGCTACTTTAGTTTCTGTTTCAACAAAAGCTACCAATTCTTCTTTATACTTAGCTACTGCAACTTCGACGTCTGCTTCGACTTTTTTGACTTCTTCAACAACTGGTTCAACAGTAGCTACTACTTCTTTAAGAACCTCTTCAACAGGTTTCCCAACCTTAGCAGCTTCTTCCATCACCTTGACGAAAATTTCTTCTGTCTTAGCATCGATATTAACTTTAACTTCTTCTTGAGCTTTATCAACAACTGGTTCTTTTGCCTTTTCTTCAACTGGTGTTTCTTTCTTTGATACCATTTTATAAATTGTATAACCGACGATACCTAAAATTGCTATTCCGATAATTGTTTCCATTTCATTTCTCCTTATAATTAATCATTAGTTATTTATTTTTTTGTATATTGAACTTACCGCCCTGGTTACTGTGAACCTGCTGTGATAAAGTTCCTCTTAAGTTCTGTTGAACACTACCAAACCCATCGCCATGTTTTACGGTTTTCTCAACGCCATCTGGTGTATATTTTTGTGCATGGTTTTTTCTACTTAAAAAATCAGCTGGAATTTCAGTTGCTGGATGAGGCTCACCTTTTTCAGCCATATCTATTTCAGTTTCAGCTTTTTTTGCATTAAGTCTAAGTTTGAAATGAGAAAGCTTATCCTTATCAAGCTTAACTTCTTCTTTCAATTTAGGCGAAACAGTTGGTTTACTGGGGCGTGATTGTTTCGTTTGAGGTTCTGATGATGTTCGGTCGTCAGCTTTATGGACGCTTACTTGTACTTTATTTTTCTCTGCTTCTCTATCTTTAATTAAATCAGTTAATCCCTTTTCAATTTTAGGATCTAGTTCTTCTTTAATTGTTTTCTTAATAATACCAAGTATTTTTCTCTTAGGCGGAAGTTTTTGATTTGGCGTGTCGCCAGCATATAATTGAGCAGCTGAACGTGTACCATCCATTCTCGATAATGGATTATTCTTATCTGATGACTTAGGATCAGAACCTGTATACTCTTCGTTCTGGGAATTCTTTAAATCGGCTGCAGTTGGTGCGCCTTTTGATCCTGGCTTACGCATATGCTCGCCAGAACCATTCTTAATGCGTTCTCTCTTGGCATGAATATTATCCCATAGACCACGCTTTTCAGTAATAGTCGAAGGTCTCGCACACGAACCTGGAGCACATGGCTTAGTTCCTGGAACACGTTTGTAACCATCCCAACAGTTACATGTTTTCTCGTTAATTTGAGTTTCTTCACAGTTCCACTTACGCAATGCTAATGCCTTTCGAGTTGGCTCGCCATTTGGCTTTCTCATCGGTCCTTTAACGCCACCCATACGGGCACAAAATGATTTACGACGATTGGCAGATTTTGAACCAGCCTTTAATTTTGATGGGGGAGTAGTTACGGGTGCCTTTAAATTGCTACCTGTTGTTCTATTATAATGATCACGCCCCTTTTGAGTTAGACCACCAGTAGGGTTCTTATAACCCTTGCCATCTTCGGTAATTAGATCATCATCTAAGTCTGCGGCGAATCCGCCAGCAATAAATGAGTTTACACGATCAAATGCAAACTGCTCTGGAGTTTGACCAAATGATTCGTTCCAAATATTATACCCACGATAATATACTGTTTCCAATATATTAGTTGGGATTCCTGATTTTTGGGATTTCTTGTATAGTGATAGTTTAGCTTCGTTAGTGAGAGCTATAGCAGACCCATCCAGCTGTTCTACAACTACTAGCTGAGGATCAAATTTCTTAAATCTTTTTACCATTGGAGTTTCCCTTTAGGCTTATCCAAGAACATCGAGCAGGTCTGCCATAGCCTATACTGCACTAACATTCTTATTTAGCTTTTCTGTATTCTTTCGGATTGAATGCTTTGAAACCAAGAGGTGCATGAAGTTTCACGTGGTTCATTAAATCGCCATTTTCATCGTCTTTTGCTAATCCATTTGTCTCTATATATGATGAAACTTTATCAGAAGATGCAGCTGGATTACCAGAATTAAAACCAAGACCGCCAACAGCAGCAGTTATGTTTTCCTTAATAGGTTTCTTTTTCTTTGGTCCGCTTTCCATAGGAGCGCCACGAGATGATAAGTCAGCTACGGATGCTGCGTTTCCTTCATTGGGAACGTAACCAGAGTTTTCTTTAATTGGTTTCTTAGGCTTAACGGTTGGTTGTGGCTTATCATCAGAAGTAATAGCATCAACTGCAGCACCAGCAACAGCGCCAAGAGGACCACGAATTGCATTAGTTGCCAATCTGGCTGCGCCTTTTGCAACTCCAGCTAAATCGCCTTTATATGCAGAAGAACCCATATCGCCAAGAGTGCCAAGTGGTGTGTACTGCTTTAAAGCAGATGATATTGCTGTATCTGGGGCGCTCATATTTCTACGACGAGTTTCATCTTCGTCTGCATCTTCTTAATGGTTAATTTCTGCTGTTCTTTTTCTCTCTTTGCCTTATAATAATCCTGCTTCATATTTTCAATCTCTGCTTCTTTAGCAGGAGTAAAATGATCAGGAAATTTTGTTCTCATATAATCAAGAGTTTTATCTTTCATCTTCTGGTCTTCAGCATGGTCATTATCTATTAACTGAGAACCTGGTTCGTAGATAGTTCTAACATATCTATCAGCAACTCTGCTCTGTTGTTCTGGATTTAAATGTTTCTTCATACTATCAAGAACGCCATGATATGAACCAAAGGTTTTCATATCTTCAGGTTCTGGTGCCTTACCAAACATCTTACCATAAATTGATGGTAGGCTTGTATCGTACTGACTTTCTTTTGGAGTTAATTCTCTATAAACTGTATCGCCATTCTCTTGAGCGATTGGAGTATGAGATGGTCTCATGCCTCTATCGACAGAAAATGAATGATCGGCGATAAACTTTCTTGTATCACCCTTTTTATTTCTAACGACACCATTTGTGCCCTGCGCTGCAGTTACTGATCTAAGTAGCAGTTTATGGAATGCGCCCTTTATACCTGTCTTAACATCTCCCCAGTCAGAGCCATGGGCAAACTGATTCCATTCACTTGGTCGACCGTTTTCATAAGTTGCAGGTTCCATATCTATCTGTTGAACTCTACCATCATCATGACGAAATAAACCTAAGTTCTGAGTTCCTGATTTTTTACCGCCGATAAAGGTATACTTGCCATATTTTTTACCAGGCTTTAGTTGATCAGCCAACGTACCTGTATGCTCTTCAGGAATTGCAATATCAACATCACCAACCTTTGGCTTGTGTTGAGCAAATTCTTTATGAGATATTTTTGGGTCCATAAATGCGTTTGATGACCCCATGAAAGCGGATCCATCATTTAATGCTTCATGGTTTGGACCAAATATATGATTACCTGTTTTCTGGGCGTGTTCATCACTCATTTGACTCAAAGCATCGTGAAGATCACCCTGTCTTTCTTTTCTTGAAACAGCCTGTGGGTGATTAGGATCCATATGCATAGGATCTGCCCCGATCATTTGACCATGAGCATCAGGTAGCTGTAAATTTCCACCTTCGGCTAAGTAAAAGTTTTTGAAATTTATTATCATGGAGTTCTTCTCAACTTTGCTGTAACGCCTTTGCTATCACCTTTTTGAAGTTTTACAAAAGCACCCTCTGGTTCTGATTCAACACCGTCAACTGAATGAGAAAACTCACTATTCTTATGCAAAGGATTCATTAGAGCATTCTTTGCATTTTTAAGATGTGTTTGAAACTCTAAAGCTTTCTCAAAATGGTTTCTATTTCTCAATACTGTTTCTGCCATCGACGAGTGTTCTTTGTTCTTTTTCAACGAGTCAAGATAACTATCAACTGATGGCTCTAGACCTTTAGAACTCATAGATTCTATATGAGCTGCAAATTTTGATCCATGTTTGCCCATCTCATCAAAAGCTTCTGGCTTAATTTTACTATAAGCCATTTCAGCTTCTCTTTTATGGTTTAGGAATTCTCTTTGATCTTCTGGCGAATAGTTTTTAGGATTGGCTTTAATTTCAGGATCTATCATATGCACGTCAGGGTGCTTATTGAACTTACTTTTTGTTTTATCGTCTAATGGCTCAAACCCTTTTCCATTGTGCATAGACTCTAAGGAGATAGCCATCTGGGCGGCTTTTAACGATTTGCCAGTTCCGCTATTCATAGGAACAGAATAGGTTCTATTGCCAGCTTCTATATTTTGCTTACCCTTGTAACCTTTAATTTGATCTTTTGTAAACATCTTACCATCATACATCCCAGGAGTTTCAGGAGTTATCTTATGAAGATGATCAAAAGCATGTTTCAATTTATTGATTGTGTCACCATAGCCTTTATGGTTCTTTTCGATATCATCATGAGAATAATTAGGAACATTTGGGTCTGAACCAACGAAGAAGTTACCCTTTTTATCCCTACCAAAAGAAACTGGTTCGCCATTAAATTTCATCATAGTTTTAACATTAGAAGATTTACCAAGAAAATGTCTATTCAAAGCATCTAATACGTTAGCCGAATTTAAAGCGCCATTATGGCCATCATGTAAATGCATATGGTCAATGTCCTTAATCTTATTATCAGTTTGCGGTGTTTGTTCTTCTTTTAAGAAACTTTTAAAATTTATCACAATTTAACTCCAGGCTGGCGTATGTTGTCTTTGTTCGGCGGAAGGAGCTCTATTACCATTCGCTGGTGTAGGCTGTGGGGCTTCCGCTGCTTTTTTAATTCTTGCTTCTCTTTCTTCATCGGCGAGTTTTGCGTTTGGTCTAACTTCAGTTGGACCTATAAGAACTCTTCCACCTAAACCATGGTTATTTCTATCTTTAGCTGTTCTAAATATAACAGAAGTATCGGGGTGTACATCTGAATCGCCGCCATTTCTATTAATATACGATTTAGTAGAATTTAAATTTAATTCGCCGTTTTCGCCAGGAATCAATGAAATATCACCACCAATTATTCTATGAACATTTGAAAGACCGTATTCACCGCCATGCTTTACCCCATACATTGATCTATGTATTAAATCTTTATCGTGTTCATCATTAGTATCTAAAGTATGCCTTATTGCCCCAGTAAATCCTGGATCAGCAGCTCTTTCTTTCCCTAATCTATCTGTTATGCTAGAAATAGCTCTTTTGACTGCAGGGTGGTTTGCAATATGTGTAGAACCTCCCCACTGTTGGTGTCTAGTTCCTTTTAAAGAAATAAAATGCGTTGGCTTTCCGTTTTCATCATGAAAATAAGCATCAGCTTTTGGTGCGCCCCTTCCATCATATCCTAATTCTTTCCACTGATCTGGCGTTACTTTTTTTATACCAGCAGCTTCTATATGATTACCATCACCGAAACGAACTCTAACAGAACCTTTACCTGTAGTTTTTTTATGTAAATCTATACCATTTTGCATCTGTGATATTTGATCGTTTTCAACTTGTTCTGGGTTTCTTGCATTTCCAATTTTAGCCAACTTTGAAGATCTTACTACTGTTGTATTTCCATTTTCATCACCAACAGTAACATGATGTACGCCATTTTTAACTTCATGATGAACTAATTCAACTCTACTTCCTGCCGAGAATCTAACACCAGTTTTCGGATCAACATGATCAGTTGCTAATTGGTGAGTACCTGGCGCATGTTTTGATGTTGAATCACCTGGTAAATAATCTTTAATGTATTGTTCATAGTGTCTTTGTGCATTAATGCCAGACGCAGACATAGCTTTTCTTATTTCAGCTTTTTCCGTTAAATATTCTCCAAATTTAAACATTATTTCTTAGCCTTTTCTTTTTCTTTATCAGAAGGTTTCTCTGTTAGCGATGTGGTCGTTACCTTAACGTTACCAGTTTTCGCATCATGATCGACATGATGTGCATGAAACTCTGTTTCTGGATATTCCTTCTTTAGTTTTAAGAAACCGTGTAAATTATCCATTGAGTCATCATACAGATGAACCTTCTTGTGTCCAGCCTTATTTAATATGTTTCTCATGACCATTGCCTTAGTATCGGCTGGTTTGCCTTCTAAGTTGCCTGCTCTATAAACGTGAGTCTTATCAATATCGATACCATACTTTGCCATGTGATGGGCAAACTTCTTTTGATCATCAAGGTCAGATCTAGCAGTAAGGATTGCTGTCTTGCCACCATTCTTTTGGATTGCCTTTAGTTTAGCAATCATGCGACGAATAGGCTTGGCTGACTGTGTAAATATATCAGAGCTTCTGAACTCACCAAAATCATATCTATGACCAGGAGGAAGCTTATGGGTATTAAATTCTTGATTGGTTAGAGTTTGAACTCTGGCGCCAGATGGATCTGTAACATGAACTCTAAGCTTACTGTGATCATGGGCGAATAGTGTCTCGTCCATATCGAAGGCATGAAGACCCTCTGGCTTGGTTCTATCTTCAACGATGAATTGGCTGAATTTGATCATAACTATCCCTACGCAGTTTTAGTATATTTATAAAAGTCTACAAATGAAAAAAGGCGAGCCTTTTACAGCTCGCCTTTACGTAAACATGGTTGAGCGGAACCCCACCGTTTGCTCTCAACTATTCCTAGTCTCTCCTCGACTCGTGCCTCTGCAGTAGCTATAGCTACGCATACATGTTCATTACGTACTTTTATTTATATAAGACTTCATACTTTTTAAAAAGAAAGTTGGAGAAAAACCATCAAATCCTCCACCTAAATTCAAATGACGCATAAATGCACGTGCCTCAAGGAACTTATCACCAGGAAATGACTTGATTACCTGATTGGTTGTCTCCTCAAGAATATCATACATTGACTTATCCTTGCCTTCAACCAGATTATAATTCATACGACGCTTCATTTAACCAACTCCTCAATGGCCACAGGTGTATAATTACGAACTTCTACACAACAGTTAACATAACGCTTATCTTGAATTAGTTTACGGTGACTTCCTTTATGAACATGACCATGTAAGTTATACTTGCGTTTATATAATCCACTCTCGTGTAGAGGCGCATGAGTAAGAATACAATCAAACTCTTTAAAGTCTCTCCACATCATAATCTTATCAAATGTTTTATGTAGGTGTTCGCACTTACCATCATCATGATTACCAAGTATCAAACGCTTGCGACCATTGAGCCTCGATAACATCTCGTAACCTTTTTCAAAGTAAACATCACCAAGGTGATATACAATATCGTTATCTTTTACTGTATTATTCCAGCACTCAACCATATGTTCATTCATATGATGAACGTCGCGAAACTCACGAATTAGATTATTCTTATCGTCAACGAACTTTAATATATTTTCGTGCCCGAAGTGTGTATCACTGATTACAAATATGTCTCTCATTTTATCTCCCTGCTAGCATTATCATCTGCAAATAGCAGACTCGACGCTTGAAAGTCCTTTCGGTGTTCCATTCATATATAACTAATTTAGGTCGTTGACGATCTTTCCTCTCTATTTTTATATCTAATTCATTTGGTAATAGAATACCAATATGCCTTAGAGCCTTATGAGCATGGTGCTCAAGCCCATACAAGAGCTCTTTATCATACCAGCATCGAGCAAGAACAGCGCCAAGGTATTCCATGACACGATCCTTAACATCAACTGGATCAATAACTGTTTCGATTGGTGGTTCTTGTTCAAACTCTATATAACTAGACTGGGTGTTACTGTGAATCAGTTGCTTGCTGTACACTAGAACTGGAAGATTTACCATCGTTGGCCTCAATTTCATCCTCGCCAGGATGAATGGTAAGTGTTGCTTCTCTTAGTCTATGTCCTCTATCATGCCACGCCTGAATACGATAAGGACGTTCGATGTCAGGTACTTCATGTCCAAGTTTTCTATACCAAGCCTCACTAGCAGTAGGAGCAAATGTCCAGTATCCAAGCGCATATGCCGCATCGCCAGGAGGGACAATCACGAATCCTTTAATTACTTTTTCTATCACTTGAACCCCGCAAACTTAGCTCTATCAAACTTACTCTTTGGCTTACTACGCTCGTTATCTTCATTACCAAACTTAGTATTATCCATCACAGGTCCGTCCATCAAGTCCTCCTGAGCCGAACCCTCTACATCATATAAACGCATCTTGCTGCGATCCACCCCAACAACAAACCTAGAATTAATCCCAGGATCATTGTATCGATTCTTAAGCTGTTTAACCACAATTTGATTGAGGTCTGCCATTTCCTCGGACTGCTTGATGAGTGCAAACATAAAATCAGCTGTGGCTGGGAGTCCAAAGGATTCCGATGTATCTTCCAATCCCACGTCGCTGTTCGAATATCCGCTTCGAGTTGTCTGAGTCGCACTGACGAGAGGAACATCGAACTCAACTGCCAACCCTCGTAGCTCTTCTGCGATTGCTTTGACAAGGGTATATGAATTGACGTTGGCTCCATGTTTAATCCTCGATGACATACAGATATTCAGGTAATCAATATAGATAATGTCTGGTATAAAGTTTTTCTTAATTTTCAACTCATTCAGCAGATGACGAAAGTTAGCCGACCCCGCACAGGCTGTAGGATATTCCTTTACGATCAACTTACCAGTTGTCTTGCCTTTGACTCGAGCAATCTTCTTATCATATACGTCCTTTGGTAAAAGCTTAAGATCATCAAGCGATACATCAAGGAGATTAGCATCGATACGCTCGGCGATACGTTCCTCTGACATTTCAAGAGTAATATATAAAACACTCAACCCCTTAGTCAGGTTAGCCGCTGCGCAATGACACATGAACAGAGATTTACCAACGCCAGTACCTGCTAGAGCAATGTTGAGCGTTTTACGAGGCAACCCGCCTTGCGTGATCTTATTGAAGTAGTCGATGTCGAATGGGATGCGCTCTTCTTTCCTGCGGTAGAACTCATAGCGTGAATCCGCATCTTCAAGGAAGTCATGACCAATATGCGTGTCAAAGGATACAGCAAGTGCATCCTGAAGGATCTGTGGTATAGCGCCCTTCGTGGTTTTTCCAGAACTGTCATCAAGAATCCCGATTGACGCCATGATCGCATTATAGACTGCTTTGTCCTGACAGAATTTCTCTGTTTGGTCCAAGAGCCAATCGATTTGGGTTTCTGGGTCGTATTCAAGACCAATGATCAATTCCTTAGATTGCTTAAAAGTCTCTTCGCTGATTCCATCCTTGTTCGATAGATCAATAGCAAGAGCTTCCTTAGACGGAAACGCATTATACTTGTCTACATATTCTTTAATGAGTCGGAATACAGCTTTTTCAGTCTGCGATGCGAAATACTCCTCTTTGAGAAAGGGTATGCACTTTCTACTGTATTCTTCATTGTATACCAGATTCCCAAGAATCGCATTTTCAATCGCCAGTGCCATTTGTTCTCCCATACGTCTTTCGCAAACTTCGCCATTCGTGGTGTGCCAACTTGTACCGAGGGTCTTAGTGGCGCTGTATAATTAAGAAGCTTTGACATTCAGTATACCAAGCGTAAAATTCTCAGCTGCATCTTCTGCATACCGAAGACTCTTTCCAGGAAAAGAAATAGTATCTACAATCTTTAATCCACTCAGGTGTACGTCGTAAAACTCAACGAAATAACATTGAGTATTAGCATCGACGAAAACCATAGCTTTCTTGTAACGATCATCACTCCAAAATTCAGATAAAACCTTACTCATCATCGCTCTCCATGATTGCGCCCATAGCCATCTTATACTTGTTCTCGATATACTTAGCAAAGTCAGTGTTACTGAACATATCCATCCAGAACTTCTTGTTATCAACAATATCACCAGCACGCATCGACGGCTGACGAACCTCGCCAGTTTCCTTGTCTACGGTAGCATACCAGCCATTCTTAGGCTTAACGATATAACCGCCATCAAGTGCAACATCAAGCAAGCCAGACCAGCGATTGATACCACCTTCGAAAGAAACGGTGATTGGGATCTTCGACTTCTCCTTGACGTAACGAGACTTCTCCACATTGATGACAAAGTGGTAACCAGAAATGCCATCGGCGTCCTTCTCCTGTTGACGACCAAGGATCCAGATATTGTCAGAGCCATAGTACGAACCAGTACCGCCACCAACGATGTCCTTGGGATAAAGACCAATCTCCTTATATGTATGATTGATCACTGCCATAGGAATATCCTTGAGAGACAAGTGCGGAGTGATCATACGGAAGAGAGACTTAAGCTGCTTGGCACGAGTCATATCTGCTACGCTCTTGCCATCGAGCGCATCATCAACTTCTTTCTTTGAAGCAAGGTTACCGATAGAGTCGATAACAATCATACAATGATCATCACGAGTCAGCTGCTTCATCTGCTGCATGATATCAAACTTCAACTCTTCGACGTCTGTGATAGGTGTATGAACCACAGAATCAAAAGGAATACCGAACGTTTGAAAATAAGACTGAGGAGTACCAAACTCAGAATCATAAAACAGGATGATACCATCAGGATACTTCTTAAGGAACGAGGAAGCTAGAAGCAGTGCGAAACCAGTTTTGAAGTGCTTTGACGGTCCAGCCAACATGGTCAAACCAGGAGTAATTCCACCATCAACAGAGCCAGAAAGAGCAACGTTGATCATAGGCACAGAGGTAGGAATCATATCTTTCTTGGTGAAGATCTTACTATCTGTAAGCGTAGCAGTCAAATCAATAGTGGAATTCTTAATCAAACGATCTTTAAGTGACATATTATTTCCTTCATGTGGGGATCTATGTATAAACCAATCTCTTAGCATAGTATACCTTAGATAACACTATCATCAATTTTTAGTATACTATGTTCTTTCGGTTTAGTCAAGGCTTTTAATTGACCCAACCCATGGTTAGCTGCAAGCAGAAGGAGAACAGCAAGAGGGTCAAAAACAAGGACCAGAAGAATAATGACCATGCGAACTGCCTTTTCGAGTTGTTCGGTTCCGGTGCTTGAATAGACCAGCTCTGCAATATACTTGAGGGGTCCCACCTCTGCTTCCAGCTTTTTGATTCCGGAGGTAAGGGCAACTTTTTCGGCGGTATATGTGGATATATCCCTGACATTTTCTTGTTTCCTTTTTATCAGGCTCTCTCTTGTTTTTCTCTGCTGATCAGCAGCCCTAAGTGAATTGGTAGCCTGTCCCTTTTCAGTTAGTTTACTAATAGCAGCATCTATCTGTGCTATCTGTTTGTCTAAGTCGGCAACTGTTTGCTTGAGGTAATCTATCTTTTGATCTAATATCACAACCTGATCAGCAGATCCTGTGTTAATGTTTAATGTCTGTTCAATATGAGCTTTTGATAAGAATCCGAAAATTCCCATACTTGATATGAACATTAAAATAATAACTGCTGATGTTAAATAGGATTTCAGCAGCAATGGGCAAGTATTCCAATTTCTGTATAACCATGACGCTGTTACCAACTTTCCAAGTTCAAGTGTTACGCCCATCACCACAACAGCAACGAATGCTGATGAAAAGATAGCTGTAAGTCCTAATATAGAATAGTAGGCTGACACTCCAGAGACTGCCAGCGCAACAACTAGTGCTATGTAATTAATCATTCTTTCATTACATATTCATCTATCTTCTTGATGAATGCCTTTATCTTTTCTGAACGATCTGGCCAGAGGATATATTCCTTCTCTGGGTCTTTGGCCAAATTATTTAGCAGAGGCATGATCATATTACGAAGCCCATGAAGCTTATCTGTAAG